TTAACGTGATTCCGGACATTCCTTCTCCCTCTTCTCTAGTTGGTATGACAATAGAGCATTTTCCTGCTCCAAGGCATTACACCGGCTAATAGCATCTTTGAGCTGTTTCCGGAGTGAGGTTATTATTTTGTCTTTATCTTCCATCGATTTATATTTTATATTAAATCAATTAAATGATTATGTATTTATTAAATCGGATCTTACTTATTATAGCTACAACCAGCACAATACTGATTGGATTATTTATCTTATATTGCCTTCTTCGTTTTTTTCTTTTGATAGTGATTCCTGAAGAGATAGATCATTTTCGTTCTTGGAAGAAGAAACGAAATAAGAATATAGCTCATAAGAACGTTCATCATGGATCTGCATCAGTATCTCTTTAATATTTTCAAGATTCTCCATTGTCGTTTCACAATGAGCTATAGCTGGAAACTCTTTGATTATGCTTAAGCAGCTATCTAAGTTCTCAGAAATAAGACTTTTATCTTGCGCCACTATTGAGTACTCTAAACTATTTAGATAATTGAATATCGCATCTCCTGTTATTCCCATTCTCATATATTCATCTCCAACAGATCTTTCACTAATCGCCAAAGAATAATTTTTCAACTGATCTCTTAACTCCACGTTCTGCTCCTTTAAACTTTCAACCTCCTTTTTAACAATAACTTCAATCCGTTTATCAATACTCAATGATGTCCATATATTAATACCCAACAAAGCAGTGACTCCAATTCCAATAAAAGAAATTAACCAAGAAATTAATATTGAAAGCTCATTTTCCATACCTATCCTATTTAAATCGTCCTAAAATTCTACCGACTTATTCATCATCACATACTACATGCGATATTATATCACCAGAAGCATAATATTCAGCATTCGGATCAAAATCAGAACTATCTTTAATTATTAAATCTTCGTCTATTATCTCGGCATTTAACATGTGGACATCTTTTGCATAAGCAATTAAGTCTTTACATTTAAATTTTTTTGTTTCTATAACAATGTTACCTTTTACAAATATCTTCCTCACAACAACCTTACTCCTTAAAAACAAGACTTCCGATTGCAACTTTTCTATGTCTAATTTTACACCTTCAAATTCTTTCTCTACATTCTCTTTTATACGTCCTTTAATATCAAGAATATTATATCCGAACATAACAGCCAATATCGCCAAAAGGAATGAAAGAATTCCCATAATAAAACCGAGATAATCAAACCCTCCAATTCTAGGATGCTCTTGGCATAGTGCAGTAAAAGCAACAATTATCAATATGATAAGGAATGGATATATTATCCAACGTTCTTTTTTGTTCATTGTATCCAATCTAATATTTCTTATTTACAATATCACATCCGCAACCACATGCTGCTTCACAATCCACAAACCACGCACCTGTTCAATATCAATATCGAAATCATCATGGTTCTCCCGATCTATAGACCGGGCTATCCAAAATCGTTTGGCCAAAGAAGGATCGCTATAACGGCGCAAGATCTTAATATGGCCATGATAATCTCCGGTCTGCTTATCTTCGACAACAATTCCGAATACATTTCCAAACGGGATTTGATTGGGGAACTCTTTCTCAAAACTGAAACGTTTCAAGGCAATCCAACAACCGGATGGATAGGCCGGAGCCATCGAATTACCTGCGACTTGGGCAATTGCTTCACAATCCTTGCAATCAGGTAAATACCAATATCGCTTTACAGCATCTGTGCTACCTAATAACTCAGCCTTTCCTCCTGAGAACTTGAAATCAACCTCTGGCAATAACTTTAATCCTTTCTCCATAGCTTCTTTATATTCTGTTTCGGTATTAATTATCAAGTTAGAATCAGATAGTTCCAATTCCTTTTTATTGAAATAATCTATTATAATGTTAGCATTCGCCAAAGTCGGTTTTGTATTTCCGTTTCTATAATTCCCTATAGATGCTTCTGTTATACCAGTATCTTTCGCTATTTTATAATTTGACAAATCTGAATTAGAAATCTGATCAATCGCTCTTTGGATAATTTTATCTTTATCAGATTGTATATCAGCCAACATCGATCCATCTCCTTCAAGAATCCACTTGGTATTGAATATTGACCCAAATGCCAAATTGAGTTCTTCTACAAAACTATCCGTTAGATATTTCCTGTCTCCTTTTAGAGCGGAAGTAGTATTAGGATAGTTATATCTCATCTTTTCAGCGACATCTTTCTTCTTTGAAACATATCCGTTTCGTAGAAGATACATATACACTTCATTTATTCTATCTGAAATATTATCATTCATTTGTATATACTAATTATATTCGTACATTTGCAAAAACATTTAATACTTATCACTATGTTTATGATACTTTGCTTATCCATACTCATTTATTGTACAATTGATGCACTAAAGATGTATCATACCCCATCAAAAGATAAAGAAGATTTCAATGAGATCAAACAGTACTACTCATCAGATGACTACTTTGCTGAACCCATAGTAAAATCTAATCATCAGTCATCCTCAATCTCCGAAGAAACTCCATTATTTCAAATATCCGATCATCATGAAAACCGGATAGAAGATTGGAATAAATAGACAGAGTTCGTTTGTTAATCGAATATGAATCAATATCTTTTCTCATACACTCGATAGTAATCATTATATCCCTAAAACATTTCTCTATATGCATCTCCTTATTGTCCATACTTGACTTTCTTATAGCACCAAGAGCTTTTATGAAATTATCTAAAGCATGAATATAGAACCCATTATAAAACATGGCTTGACCAAGATTGAACAAACTTGTACCTATAGCCTCTTCTTTAGACTCCTCTGTTTTGATAAGCATCTTCTTTGTAGTTTCCCCGATAGCATTTCCTAAGACATCATGGATCTTTTTTTCCACCTGCAAAACATTGTAAATCTGCCAACCAATCAAAATCGTAACCAATAAAGATAAAATACCTACCAACATTCCCATCCAATCCATAGTCATTGGTTCACAGCGCAAAAGTACGCATGATACGGAAATCAAGCTGACAACCAATGATATTACAGAAATAGTCAAAGACGCATTATTTGCCATAAGCTTTAAATATTCTTAAATACAAATTTTATTAGTAATACAGACTTGTATTTACAAATAACACTCGTATATTTGCACTTGTAATTGATTCAATGCTCAAAGATAAAGATTAAAACAACATATATAATAATGTAAGGAGGCAAAAATGGAAAAATTAAACCTACAAGGTCATAAAGCCGGTAATCTTTCTTTTCGGGAGATATACGACAGCATGGACAGAAGGGCGTTTGTTCGACGGATCGCGACCGTCACAAGGCGTTCGGAAGCTGCTGTCTATAACTGGATTTCCGGAAAGTACAGACCGGACGCATTGGCACAAACAGTAATTGCACAAGAACTTGGCATCCCTGCCAGCGAGTTATTCCCAAAGGAGGATAAGGTATGCGCGCAATAGAATTCTATACCACCCCCTCCGGCGAAGTAACTATCAAAGAACAGGGACAGCCGGAGCGTCAGTTAAAGGAATCGGATACCGACTTTATTCAGCGTTTTCTAGAGGTGCTGGAAGAGTTCTATCCAGAAGCCTATACAGCTCTCCGCAAGTATTACGCCCGCTACGACGGGAATAAATGCTACCGGGATTTCTTGGCTGTACGCAGGTTTATCAAATGCAACTTCGGGCTGTACGATAATATGATAGACGTGGATGAGAACTGGAATTTCAAATTCGAGTTTGTCGGCTGCCCTCTACGAGGAGAGTGTGACGGGTTTAAGAAAATCTGTGAACCGAAGTTCAACAGTACATTATCAGACAGCCAGCTTCGGGTGATGGAGCTTTGCTACTATGGAAAGAAAGACGAAGAGATTGCGGAAACGCTTTTCATCTCGTCCCACACCGTAAAGAACCACCGGAAGAACGTTTTCCGGAAACTCTCGATACACTCCATGGCGGAGTTCATGCGATATGCGAACGAAAAGAATCTATTTAAGGGCGAATAATCATGCCAACCGAAAACACCTATCAAAGCATACCTTCTTTACGAAAGATCGAGATCGAATACCTTGCTTGGCAAATCACAAGGATGCAAGCGGGTATCCGGGAATTTATCGGGCAAAAGGAAGCGCACCTCCGTTTCGGGAGGCAGAACGTGGAAAGATGGGTCTCGGAAGGTAGGCTACAACGTTACAAGCGACCGGGCAAAATCGAGTACAGGCTGGAAAACCTGTATAAGTGCGCCCTGGATCCATACGACTATTAAATGAATCATTAACATAGCAAGGCACCTTGGCAAGGCGTTGCAAAAGGAAGTTTACGATACCCATCCAACTCGCTATTTCACGGACGGTAAACCGCATTGCTAATAAATCATTGACGTATGAAAACAGATTACTGGAAACTCGCCCAAGCGGTGAGGTGGGGATTTTACATCCTTTTCGGAACGCTCGCCATACTTGGAATCGTGGCTATTTGCCTAGGACATTTCCTGCATATCATCACGACGTCCGGATGTGCGGCAATGGCTTACATGATAGCTAAACATTGGTAACAACATTTAAAAACATAACATCATGTCGAATCTAATTCAGATCAAAGTAGCTGAGTTGAATCAGCTAAACCCGCTCATGATAGCGGAAGATAACAGGGTAGAACAAAAGTTCATCCAAATGTATAACGCGATCTGGGGTACCGCCCAAGGAGCGCAAATCTACGAGAAAGAGAAATTCAACTTCCGGAAGATCTTACAAGACAAGCCGGAACTGCAAAGATGCACACCGTTATCCCTCTATGGATGCTTTTTGGATATAGCGGTCAACGGCCTGTCACTTGACCCGACAGGACGGCCGCACTGTTATATTCTTCCCCGTAGCACGAAGACCAGCTATAAGGATAACAACGGTAGCGATATCTACGAACTACGTGCTTATCTCTCCATCACCGGATATGGCGAGTTAGTCATGCGGCAACGTGCCGGACAAGTCCGTTACGTGGATAATCCCGTGGTTTGCTATGAGGGCGATACCTTCTCCCCCGGGTTGATCGACGGCGTAAAGACCGTGACCTACCAAGCGGCATGCCCCCGAAAGTCCAACAAGGTGATAGGTGGTTTCTTACGTATCGTACGCTCCGACGGTACCGTGGACTGGCACTGGATGATGGAAGGCGATATCAAGCGATTGGAAGCGTACAGCTTTAAGAACAACCAGAAATGGAACCCGCAAACCCGGCAGAAAGAAGGGAAGGCCAATGCCCTTTATACCTCTAGCGAAGGAGGTATTGATCCGGGATTCTTGGAAAGCAAGCTTATCAAGCACGCTTTCGACGGATATCCCAAGGTACGCACGGGACAGTTCTCCTCATTCGAGACACAGGAGGAACCGCAAGAGATCGACTACGGACTGGAAGAAACAACCGTTATCCAGCCCAATCAAGCCGGACAGCAACCGCAAGCCCTCCAGCCCCAATCGGAAAATCCTTTACAAGGATTCGGAGAGCAACCGCAAGCGGAACCGGTACCCGTATCTGGTATAACAGCCCAAATATCACAAGAAGATGAAGAAGCCGGATTTTAAGAGTTCAATATCAACATTCAAAATTTTATCGACATGGATACACAGAATAACAATTTACCTTTCAAGGCTAACGAGGTCATTAGCATCTTACAGACAGCCCCGGATATTCTCGCCCGCAATGAGGCGTCGGTCTCAGCTTGCACGAACGCAGGGAAAACCCTCTTGGACACGATTGAGGGAAATGGAGGTATCGGCACGGACGAGATCGACACTGCGGTACAAGAATACCTTGCGAAGTCAAAGAAGACCGTAGAGAACATGAACAACCGCCGGAAGCCGTTAACCCAAATGCTAACGGCCATATCCAAACGTTTCACGACACTAGAGGGTTCCATAGACGCCAAATCCAAGGGAACCATCCCTTATCTGCTACAGATGGAGCGTAACAAATACGCCGCCAAGAAGCTGGAAGAGCAAAAACGCCGTGAGGAAGAGGCCCGGCAAAAACAGTTGGCGGAGAACGAGAAAGCCCAATACCGGGCCGACATAACGGTCTTGCTTGATACCACGTACGCCGCCTACGTCGAGAAGCATATCAACGCCTTGAACGGGATTTTCAATCGTGCCTCCCTAGCCACGTATGGGGACGTATGCCGGCAGATCACGCAAACAAGCACCGGTTTCTCATGGACGGATTTCGTGAAAAACGTCGTGGATAACAAACAGACATTCTATATGGACGGTGAGACCCGCAAAGCGATCAAGAACGAGATAGCCATCCTAAAGAAAAAAGAATATTCCGATCGATACGCTTTCGAGATCGAGGGACTGAAACAATCCTTGGTCGACCGCCTCCCATCCCTCCGGAAACAACTGGAGGAGCAAGAGGAAATTCGCAAGACCAACGCAATCGAGGCGGCACGGCTGGAGGAGGAGCGCAAACGGAAAGAGGCGGAAGAACGTCAAAAGGCCGAACTGGAACGCAAGCGCAAGGAAGAGGAAGCGAGAGCCAAGGCGGAGGCAGAGAAAGCCACCGCGGAAGTACAGGCGGCCTTCGATTTCAGTGCCGCCAGTATGTCTCCTACCCCTACCAAGGCGAAGATAAAGAAAAAGATCCAAGTCACCAATCCACAAGGATTCATGCAGGTATACCAGATGTGGTTCATGCGTGAGGGTATCAATATGAGCATGGAGGATCTTGAGAAGATCCATAAGAAGATGATCTCCTATTGCGAGAAAACAGCCAATAAGGACGGTGAGCGAATCCAATCCGCATTCGTGAAATATGTCGATGATATAACGGCCAAGTGATATGAGAAAGCTATATCTGTCCTCATGGATAAACTTCGGGAAATACAGGCGTACACCGAGTAACCTAAAAAAGATCCTCGATACGGAAGAGGGCCGCAAATGGTTCCGGTGGCTGATGGATAACACTTACGATTTTGAATTTGACTTCGCAGTCATTGAATACTTAAAACTCAAGGAAGAAGATGCAAGATACGTATTACCTACGGTCTGAGGTCAGCAACTCAGACCTGACAGAACTAAAGAACCTCCTCTATCCCCGTACGCAATACGGGGATAAGGAGAAGGCGTTCAAGTTCGGGAGTCTGGTGGATGCGATGCTGACAGAACCCGAACGGGTAAGATATGACAAACATACGGTAGATGACGTATTGTATTCCGGGGAAGATTGGGAACTGGCACAAGCCATGATCAAGTCACTCCGTATGGAAGCCCGACACGATCCCTTATTGGCGCAAGTGCTTGCTAAAGCGGAGACGCAACGGTTCATGGTAAACAAGGGGCAACGTTTCCAATACGGCAACTTTGAATATACGCTCGACACTCGTTGCAAATGGGACTGGTGGCTTCCCACATTCGGATTCGGCGGAGACTTGAAAACTACCTTCGCCAGTTCCCAGAAACAGTTTGACGAGGCGATTGATTTTTTTGATTGGGATCGTTCCCGTGCCTGGTATATGGATATCGCCGGAAGCCGTCAAGATTTCATCTATGGTATCTCCAAGAAGAACCAAAAAGTGTTCAAGGCTTTCATCAGACGGAACGATCCGAGCTACCGGAAAGGGAAAGAGAAATACGAGGAACTAGCCTTCCGGTGGTGGATGCTAATAAGCTAATAGTATGAAGAGTCTAGTTTTAATCCTAATCGACTGGCTAAAGTGCAGGCTGGCAAAGAAATGCCCTATATGCGGAGCTTCCGTACTCGTAAAGAAATTACAGACGCATACGGGAAATACATTCAACGTATATCATTGCGGCAACTGTGGCAACGATTATATCTTAAAATAAAAATCATGAATCTCAATATCACACCGACAGACAAGATATCCAAGGAACTGGCCGCCATAGATGCCTTCCTGAATATCACAATGAGCGAAGACGTACAAGAAGCTGTCCTACGTGGAAACGACCTTGCCGTCTATATCGCCCGAACCGGGAAGCTGTTAGCGGACGCAAAATATCACCTGAACGTGAAAAAGAAATCGGAAGTATTCGACACATTACGGGAAACCGCTTCACGGGCCGGAGCGACCTCAAAGGCCGTAAACGCTATCATCGACAGCCTGTGCAAGGATGAGCAATACCTAGTCGACTGGTGTGATAGATTGAACCGGACTGCGACCCACCAATTGGAATGGTGTCGCACGATAATTAGCAAGGCGAAAACTGAAATGGCCTTAGCGCCTCAGAGTTATAACAATCCTAAATTTTAAAAGAGCATGGAAGAATTAGTAAAAGAGCAACCCGTGTACGAGATCCAGAAAGTGAAGATCAAGAACAACCAGCTCACGGCGGAGTATACGGAAAAGTTCGTGGAAGCGAACTACAAGAACAACATCCTAAAGGAATCGGAGCAGTTTATCCACCCCGATCTACTGTACGCGTTGAACCGGCTTAAGCCACACGTAGTGAAAATCTGTGAGATGCACGAGGCTACATTGGTCAATGTCGCCAATCCCTCCGACGATGACTTGAACGAGAAGCTAAAGAATATCATCGTCACCGGATACAGCAAAGGCGGTAATGATGAATCAGCCGGCGTATCAATCCAAGCGCAAAAACTCCTGAAGAGCGGGCAGATCCTTAACCTCTCCGTCCCATTCACCAAATACGAGGACGAGTCTGGCGACGGGTACCTTTACGGAGCCGAGTTGAAAGAGGCCATCGGTAGATGTAGCTACGAGGTGGACGCTTATCTGTTCGAAGGTAAATATGGCATCAAGCAAGAATCCTTCGATTTCGATACCCCGGAGGAATCGGATATCACGGGCGAGAAGGAAGAGAAGCCTAAGAAACGGGGACGGAAGAAAAAAGAGCAGATCAAGGAGATCGCCGAGGAGGTGAAAGCCTTCGACGAGTTCGCCTAACCAATAATAAAAACAACCGTTATGCAAATCACTTTACAAAACACGGAAAAGGGACAATGCTACGCGGTAAGGTTTGACAGGTACCGCCAGCAGGTCGTTGACAAGCTAAAGACAGCCGTCAGCGTCCGCTGGTGGGACAAGTCTACCGGAGCGTGGATGATCCCGGCCAACAATAAGTGCAAGGCGGAACTAGACCAGCTCACCTATTACGTGAGGCACTTCGAACCCGTCAACTGGGGAGGGAACGAGTCTAAGACCGACGAGGACATAGCCTATCAAATACCGGACATGCCCGAGTTGGACGAGGATCATGGCCTAAAGATACAACCTTACCCCTATCAACTGCAAGGGATCGCACGAGGCTTACAACTAAAACGGTTTATCAATGGGGACGACATGGGCCTCGGCAAGACATTAGAGAGCATCGCTACCATCAACAAAGCTGATGCTTTCCCCTGTCTCGTAATCTGCCCCAATACGGTCAAGATCAACTGGCAACGTGAATGGCACAAGTTCACGGACAAGAAAGCCATGGTATTGACCGATTCGGTACGGACCTCATGGCCATTCTTCTGGCAAACGGGCATGAATCATGTGTTCATCGTGAACTACGAGAGCCTACGGAAGTATTTCGTACGCCGAATCAACAAATCGGAGAAATGGACGCTGAAAGACGTAGAGTTCCATAATACGATCAAGTTGTTCAAGAGCGTGATCATTGACGAATCCCATAAGGTAAAATCAACGGCTACCCAACAAAGCAAGTTTTGCAAAGGTATCACCGCCGGGAAAGAGTGGATCATCCTGTTGACCGGTACCCCTGTCGTAAACAAGCCCAACGACCTTATATGCCAACTCGCTATCATGGACCGGATGAATGATCTCGGAGGCTGGAAATATTTCACGAGCCGCTATTGCTCTGGGCCGCACGGGGCCTCGAACTTGAAAGAGCTCAATTTCATGCTCTGGAAGCATTGTTTCTTCCGGAGGGAAAAATCCAAGGTACTGACTCAATTACCCGACAAGGTACGGCAGATTGTGACCTGCGAGATCACCAACCGCAAGGAATACCAAGACGCCGAGCGTGACTTGGTGGATTATCTGAGACGATATAAGGAGGCCGACGATGAGAAGGTACAAAAATCGCTGAAAGGCGAGGTCATGGTACGAATCGGCATATTGAAGGACATAACGGCCCGGGGTAAGTTGAGAGAGGTGATCGATTTCGTGAAGGATTTTCGGGAGAACGGAAAGAAGATCATCCTCTTCTGCAACCTGCATGAGATCGTAGACCGGCTCCTACAGGCGTTTCCCTCGGCGGTGTGTGTCACCGGACGGCAAGATATGCAACAAAAGCAAGCGGCCATAGACGCTTTCCAACGGAATCCCAAAACGGACGTCATCATCTGCTCCATCAAGGCTGCGGCGGCGGGTATCACGTTGACAGCGTCAAGCAATGTCGCTTTTATCGAGCTACCGTGGACATACGCAGATTGCGACCAAGCCGAGAGCCGGGCGCATCGTATCGGCCAAAAGGACTCCGTGAATTGCTATTACCTGCTTGGCCGCAAGACCATCGACCAGAAACTCTACAGGATCATCGAGGAGAAAAAGCATATAAGCAACGCCGTGCTTGGAGCGGAGGACAATATACAAACAAACATCGTCGATATGATGGCCCGGATATTCGACGAGACCGAGGAGGAGGAATAATCATGGCAGAGGAATACATAGGGATCAACCGCTTGAAAGAACGGGAGGACGCTAATAAATATCCACGAAGGAAATGCGTAAGATGTATCCGTTATCCATGCTTCTCCGGACAAGGAATAGGTACGCACGCCATTAATCTCGCCGCTTATGGATGTAAGGATTATAAAAGTCAAACAAGATTAAAGAATATGTCGCACAATGTAAACAAAGGAGGTTCAGATGCTTAAAATATCATTGTTAATAATCGGAATGATCTCGCTAATATTCATTCTCACGTCTGGAATATCGATTCAGTTCAAGCCATTCCATATATCCCTAGCTTATCCATACTTTGGAACAGGAATGGTATTGATAGCCATTGGTTTCGCCTTGTGCTTCGGCTCGGCTTACTATCATGGAATATCAAATCATGAATATAAAGATGGTTACAGCAAAGGATTCAACGCAGGTATTGAATACATTATCGATTGGGCTAAGAATAAAAAAGAAGGCTAAAGATAACATTTTTATAGCGAGAGATAAAGACTAACAAAGAGAATAAATAAAAAGGCAGCGCCTCACAGCGCCACCCCATTACAGCATGCAACAAATATATCAAATAAAGACAACTATGGCAAGTGAGGCATTGAATAAATATATTAAGAAACGTTACGACAGGTGGCTGGATTACGCTAAGTATCACTGCTCACTTGCCGGAATGAGTAGTGAAGCTATTGACGTATTGAACGAGGTAATGTGTATGCTACTTCAAAAGCCTCTGGAACACCTCTCCCGGCTTATGGAAGCCAAGCAAGGTAAATATACCGAACTTGACTGGTATATCCTGCAAATGATAAAGCTGAACGTTACCTCGGATACGTCTCCCTACCGGCATAAATACAAGCCTATCCCGGTAGATGAGAATGTGGATTGGCGAAGACTGAACATTATTGATGAGCCCGATGATAGTATTGACCGTACCGAGTATATCCGGGAACGGATGCAGGATATCCGGGAAATGGTCGACCTGTTAGGGTTGTCCGAAAAAGCCAAACGGATCTTCGCTTGGAAATTCTTCGCCGGAGAGTCTTTCGCCGACTGGCCGGGGCCGGAAAGCCGGAAGGAGTTGTATGAGACCTATAAAAGTGTTTTCAATGCGGTGATGGATAAGAAGGATGGGAGGTTGCTATTTTAAATGCCGGGGATTGATAGCTAGGCCATATCAATCCCCGATATTTCATTTATACTCAGTTTAAGATTTCCTCCTCCCAGCGACCCAAATTCAACATATCCCAACGAGGAGTTCCGTCAGACAATTCATTTTCCGATACACCGTATACGGAAAAGCTCTCATTGGCGAACTTGATCCGGGCAATCTCATGGCCTTTCTGGTTCTGCATGTTCATGTGATCACACATACGATCCCAATTTGTGGGAACAATAAACAAGAAAGTAATGTCCTTACCTTTTATGGGTATGTCGATGTTGTAATCCTTAATTTGCTTACGCTTAGAAATAGCTTCTTCAAAGGTCATTGTTTTTTGGGGTAAAGATATAAAAAAAGAGCGTCCGGATATCACTACCCGGGCGCCCCGCCATTAACTATGAATAGGATTCATTCCTTTTTTTTCTTTTCCGTTTCTTCCTTACTTAAAGCAGGAATAGCCTTTTCTAGTTGTTGAAGAATTTCTTTAGACACATTTCTCGATATTCTGTCTGAAATTTCTTCTACTTTCTCTTTTGTTAATAAAGGGTATTCAACATCAGACATCGAATGCTCTTTGCTCAAATATGTTCCTATCATAAGATATTCTCCTTTCTCATTTAAAATAGTTATAAAAAAACTGAGTGTTAAGTTCTGGTTTGAAATAATGTTTTCTATTTATCCAGACAAAACCATCACCTTTGGAAATCACTGCTACATCCACAGGCCCGCCAACTGTTTCTTCACCTGGTTGCATCCTTCTTACAAGTGATGTTAAAGATATAAAACTCTCTGCCATATTAGCCATATCTTCTTTGTCTAAATTAACAACAGTATTCAATAAAGGTTCAGTATAAACCTCACGCATATCTTTGTTTATTTGCAACGTACTCTTTTGGATGATTTTATCAACATCAAGACCTTTGATTGCCAATGAAATATCCTCATTTCCGTGACGTGCATCAATAATATTCGTTATCGTTGTAGAAAAAGATTTCATAGATGCAGCAATAACGTTAGAAATAATATTTTGAAAACTCGGGTTAATACCTCGTACTATTGTTTGTGTAACATCTATTTGAGCGAACGGAATAATCGCTGCTGACGTCCCATGTTCCGATATTTTGGCTGTTTCTTTAAATACATACTTTAAACGACCATCTACGCCAATAGAAACATGAAGACATAACAAAGACGGGTATATTTCATCTTCACCATATCCGACAAATACTAATCCAGTATATATAGATTCTGAAAACTCAGCAGTAAGATAGCAAAAAAAAGATTCAGCTAAAAGTCTATGGTTTAAAATTCTCCTTTCATCGGCATATTGTTTTATATCAGTACCAAACAAAGAAAAGAAATCATTAAACTCGTAAGAATCGAACTCCAAACACTTTTTAGCACTCTTATTGTCAACTAAACATTGACTTAATTTATCCTCTATTAAAGCAGAAGTTAATGATTCGTATTTTATGCCCTCATTTCTACATACTTCAGCACAACATATCTCATAAAATTTATTCAATATGCTCTTTAAAAAAACACGTTGTGTTACATCATCACAAAAGAAATGTCTTTTGTGCAGAAAATCTATAAAATCATTTACATACCCGTCCAACTGCGAAAAATTCTTTTCTCCTAAATATTTGCGATATTCTTTAATGATAATATCCCAGGGGACTCCCATAAAAGAGGCATTATTATAAGTCATTACAGCAACTGGATGATATTTGGAAACAGTGAAAATTTTATTTGCGCAATTCACCACTTTATGAGTGTCTCCCATAGTAACGGCACTATCTGCTGCAATAGCAACAGCGTGTTTGTTTAAAACTCCAACTATAGCTGTCATATCTAAAAATAAGTTGTTATCAGATGCAAAATAACAATATATTTCTCTTCCCACAACACTTGATTAATATTTAATAACATGTTTTGCAACACGCCCTATATCTCTTGGCGTGAATCATATTGACAATATTTCTGATTTATACACATAACCGCCCTACCCTCACGAACAAGACGGCTGCATTAGTATTGATATCAAACAAACTCACCATATTTTATAATAAACCCCCACTCCGACATAAGGAGATAAACCAGATCGCCCGATACCATACCACCAATGAGTCCCAGTCCCCACCTACGAACCGTTTTTTTCACATATGTAGGAAATTATTTTGGAAATTATAATCAAAACACTAAAAAAGCGCTTATCCCCCAAAAGGATAAACGCTAATACAATAAAGCCATATAAGTTAAAGAAAATTTAACCTCACTACACGCCTTAAATCATAAGTTGCATCCTAGGCTTTCTTCTACCAAATTTATTCTGGATCTCTGGCACATCATAGTAATAAGAAACCTTACTTTCTGTTAGATGTAATATATCCAATAATTCTTTTTCAGTATAATCGAGTGAAGAAAAATACAATTCAAACACCCTATTCAACAAAGTAGGTTCTTGCATATCAAACTCATAAGGTTCTTCCTGAGCCCAGTGATTCGCATTATATCTCATCATCCAACGACTTTGTTGATCTTTAGTTATGCAAGATAACATTCGTGAGCGAGTTATTAAAGCCTTTATTGAAACCTTCCAATAGGCCTTTAAACTAAAAAGTTTTTGAAAAGTCAAATTGTACAGTTGATTTTTTATTTGTTGTTCCGGCATAAGAAATTCGGAGGCAAATATATTTGCTTCATCTTCAACATCTCTTTTGTCTGATACCATATATTTATAATGCATAATAAGATGACCAAGTTCATGACAAAGAGTAAATACTTTCCTAGAATTTGATATATTTTTATTTATCAATATCACAGGTATACCTTTCTTTGTAATAAAAGAAACACCATCAATCCTTATAGAAAAAGGAGGTATAAAATAATTTATAATAACTCCCATCCTTTGTATTGTCTCAATAACATTTCGAATAGGACCACTGTCTATCCCAAAAAAAGAACGTATTTTCTCCGCAACTCTCTTTGGAGAGATCTCCTCTGCTTCCAAATCTATATATTGCAACTTGACTTTCATATCTATAGCATCGAATAGAGTATCAATATTTTCAGCTATAATCGTCATCTGAGCTTCAAAAGCAAGTTTAGGTTTTATATTTATACCTAAATTACGTCTATAATAATACTCCTTTATATATGGAGTCATTCCAGATTGAACTTTAAAAAATGAAATAGGGTATCCTAAAAAGGATGCTATCTCTTCAATTATCTCATCCGTTGCCAAAGCAAGGCGATTTTCGATCTTGTTCAATTTACTTTGTGAAACCCCTTTTAAATGTCCCGCAAGTTGATTCTGACTATAACCCTCGCTCTCACGGGCAAGACGAATTCTATCTGGATTATATTCAATCATTTTAGTTTACCTTTCTTTCTTTGATTTTAACCATATCTTCTTTTGCTGTGCAAATATCATCAGAATTTGTGTCATTATAAACAATTTTTTCAATTTTTTCTTGAGATTTAGATGCAGGTTCAATCTCTGCGATCCAATAAGAAGAACTTGAGCCACTTGTTATAGAAGCACACACGCCTCCAACCATTCCTTCATCATTATATCGAGGACCTAAAAAAAGACATGGCAACTTCTCATCGTTCAACATTCTTCTTCTTGAGGCTTGTGATTCATTATAAGCAGGGAGTCCTTCCTTACTCAATTTCTTGATATATATCGACATAACACCTTCTAAAATAAAATATTCACATTGATAGTAATGCGCTTTCTTTAATTTCAACTCGCCTCTATCTATAGCTGAAACAATATTGATCTTTATAAGTTGTGTCAATGTATACGCAAAATACGTTTTGTCCTCATACAATCTAGGTTCAGGATCACTAACTACTCTGGCCTCCATATCTTTCTTTGTCTGTTCTATGATACCTGCAAGCTCCTTTAACACATTCATATTTTCATGAACCAAATTAATGGTAGACTCGTTTCTTCCTTTAAAAAAAGACAACTGTTTAATATTTTCACCTTTCATTCCTTGCTGTTTTTTAACATTTGCGCAAATATAATATTTTTTATTCAATATCTATTCATTTGTTATTTATTTTTCATTCAACAAACAAAAAAAACCGTCCCACCTTGACAAGCGAGACGGAAGTGGATATACAAACCTTAAACTAATACCTTCATTGATAATAACCGGATCATAAGATAAAAGGTTTACGCATTTGATGAAATTCATATCCTGCGATATGAGATCATCCCTTTCGTTTTGCGAGCCACGCTATTATTGCGGCTATAATTCCTCCGATCACAAGAAACCACCAGGCCCTAGATGAGATAGGGCGTGTATCCCTCTCGATATTTTCCTTGATTCTCTCGTCATCCGTGGAAGAGATATCCTCGCTCTTGAGCCTCGTTGCCTCTAATCCCGCATGGGTAGTCTTATCCACCCGCTCATCTTTTTCCTTGTTAAGATCAATATCCGTAGTCCTGACCGGATACTGGTTTCCTATGCTATCTGGATCCGACCACTCGACAATCAAGATATGGGCGTTCAGCCTCTCGTTAGATAATATCCGCTCAATGCCCGAAAGGCTGTCCCTCATGAAAACGCTATCCGATAGGATCACGCTAGATGTTGCGTGCCTCTCCATGTCCGTAGACTTCCTGGAAGTTCCACAGGCACAGAGAAGGCATAATAATATAACGAACCATATTTTCATAGCAGGTTCCACCCGGCTATAACATCCGACATATCCGCTTCTCTCCCATTCTCAAAACGGCTCATCCCTGCCACTATCCGAATCATCAGTTCCCGATTATTTACATTGATCGGATCGTCAGCCGGGATTCCAGCGTAGTCAGATACAAATTGGATGTACTTTTCCGTATGGTTCTCCTTCGGCGGAGCCCATCTTCCTATCATCTTGCGGATCGTATCCAGCTTATAGTTCCGGTAATAGTTAGACAGGATCTTGAAGATCGCCCTGTAACCGTATGCCATCGATTTAAATTGCTTGAACTCTTTGTCTGAGCTTGTCTTCTCGCCTTGGAAGACATCGCTGTTCCTCCTGATGTTCCCGGGGTTGTTGTTTCTCAACCCTCTGGGCAGACTACTATTTCTCATTTTCCACTCCCCTTATTTATATAATCAACAACCGCTTTCGCTATCTCCTCCGGATCAGTCCGGTGCTTGGCGATCTCTCCGGCCAGCATCAACACTTGCTGGTAATCGCTTCTTACCTTGTCCTCGGCTTTCTCGAAGATGCTTTTTACCTCGATACAGCCCAGCCCTATCGCGCCGATCAATGTTATGACAGGGAAGATCGGGATATGATAGCCGTAGTAGCCATCAAGGTACCAAACACCTCCCATCTGCATGCAGTCAACTACAGTCAACGCTATGAGCAAGTTGTAATACCTCGCCAACTTGTCAACCGTCCGCTTGAAACCGTAGCTCGATCTCACCTCACCCCTTCGCTTTGCCTTCCTCACGCCGCTCCACAGATCAGCGCCTACGACCATGAACACCAGCATGTACAGCCCGAAGACTATCCACGCAACGATAAAAACCTCCTCAAATCCTTTCATCTCGTTTTCTTTTAATATATACGGGGGCTTTTATTTGCCCGCCCCCGATAAAGGCCTATAATATTTTCTATCTGTTCTCCAGCTCTTCCACCCTCTTCTCAAGTGCCTTGACCTTGGCGTGCAGCTCCTTGATCCCGTTGATCCCGAAGGCGGTCAGCATCTGGATGTAATCGACTCCGTAATAAGAATCATCATTGTCCGGTGTGATAAGATGGACGGCTTCCGGAAGCACCTCACGCACGGCTTGCGCCGACACGCCGATGCGAGGGATCTTGTCCTCGTCCTCCTTCATCGTGTAGTAGAAGGCGGATATACCCTCCAGCTTATCCAGCACGTCCGGGATATCGAAGAAGACGCTCTTCAGGCGGATATCGGACGAGGTCAAGCCCTGGTAATTGGTGATATACACATGGGCCGTGCTTGCGGCGTCCTTGTTGATGTACAGGTTGGCTATATTCCCGGGACTGTTCCAGCCATAGATACCGTTGCCGTTATCGATCCGTACCCCCAAGAACGGGTATCTCCCGCCCGGGGCGTTAAATACGACCCCCGTGCCCTCCCTGTACAACACTTTCTCTACCCCCATGTCATAAAAATAGGGGCCGAATCCTTCAAAGAAGACACCTCCCCATGAGCTACGGTCTCCGAACTGGCCGGCGAACTGCGTGATCTTCCCGATAGTCAACATTTGCGGAAAGGTGATTTGTGTACGATCCGAGACGGACGTATCCACGGCCAGTGACCCGTTCGTGATGGTGAAGTTTCCGATCCTTGCCAAGTTCGCGAAGATCTCCTCCACGTCAATCTCCGAGGCCGCTATCTTTCGTGCCATCAGCAAATCGGTCGCCACGCTGGAGAAATTCGCCCCGAAGGTGTCCCAATAGGCGGTATTGGTCGGATGTTTTCCCTTGAAGGTAGGCTCGTTGTCATCCACCTTCGCCACATAATACGCACGTGTACCATCGCTATTCTTGATCGATACGACATCCGTTATCAGCGAGCTGCCGTTATAGGTAGTACTTGAGTCGTAATCGCCACGGTAGGTGCAGCGGGGGCCACGGTCACCACGAGGACCTTGCGCGCCATCCTTGCCGTCCGCCCCATCGATCCCGTCCCTTCCGTCCGATCCGTTCGCTCCAGGCTTGCCGTCCTCACCCTTCACGACTAGCTCCTTCCAGAACCTCGTGTTCGTGGGAGCGACGCCGGGAGTGGTTTGCGAGGTACATTTATACACGTTACCGTCGTAAGATACCTTGTCGCCGGGATAATAGACGAGCGATTCGGAGTAAGTACCCCGATCCACCTCCGGATAGTCGATCTCACCAGAGGGCGATTGATAGATACTGCCTTTCAGTACTAGGCCTTTCTGTTGGTCGTACGAGAGGAAGGCGTTGTCATCGCCGATCCGGAACGCCTTGGAGAGCATGTCCCAATATTGCGTGCCGTCCGTGTTAATGATCTTGTTCAGCCGCATCCATCCCGGGCCGATCTCGCTGAAGCCGTAAAGCGTGGAGAAACTACGCTGGCCATCCACCTCGGTGCTCAACGCGCCACAAAGGAGGTTGTAATACGAGCCGTCGTCCAAGTCCATCGGCTCCTTGCTGAGAAGGAAAGAGCCGGACGATCCCGACTTGGCGCAGCGGGCGTACAGGTACATGGCCTCCGTGTCATCTCCCAGATAGGGAGACGTATAGGCCGCCACGTTCCAGTACTTGTACTCCGTCACCTTGTGGGAGGGGGCGAGCGAGTCTATACCCAACGTCATATGCTGCAAGATCCCGGAGGGGGTGGTAAGCGTACGTTTCCGCTGGTCATACGTGAAGGCGTGATCCACCTCGGTGACCGCCTGCCCGTCCTCCGTGGGGATACGGTTGACGAAACGGAACTGCAACGACTCATGCCCCACCAGCACCGACATGGTGCGGAGCCACGACATCGCCTGACCCTTGCCGTAATCCTTGAAGGCCCGTTCAAGCATCCCCTGCATCTCCACCGCATCACGCCAACGGCGAAGGGTGAACGATACGGCCTGCTTGTGCCGTGTCTCGTTCGTCACCTCCTCGCTCTCCAGCTTGCCCAGCTCATCGGACAGGAAACTGCCTACCGGTGTGTTGGATAGCTCAAGCTCCGGGCTATGGGGCTTGTTGATGTAGTCCCTCACCCCCGTGATCCGGATCAGGATGCCCTCCCTTTGGAACTGGGTATCGCTGAAATCGACATAACCGCCGGGTACCAACTTCGCTCCGATGGCCAACCAATTCTTCTTGGCCCATATGCCGTCCAGCTCGCCGGAAAAGGTGAATTGCCGCTCCTCACGCTCGTAAAGGTAGCGTACCGCCTCCCGGAACATGTCCCAGCTCGCCCCGGTCTTGGTGGTGTTGTCGCATACGTAGGCGGCGGGAAGGGATATGTTGAAGACGGCGTACTTGTCGCCGACCTCCGGATACAGGGACGAGCTGGGAAGATCCATACCGTCTTGTTCGGATGAGACGATCTCGAACTTACGGCCGTCATGTACATACTTTACATCGAACTCACGGCCCGCCAAACGGCCTGTCTGGAAGATCACGGTCATGGTCTGGCCGACGATCAGGCAATCCTCGAAATTCAAGTTATCTGGAATTGACGAGTCGTAGAAATCATAGAACGTGACATCGTTCCCCTCCGTGTCCTTGCCCGGCTCCGTATCGGTCTTACTCACCGTACCGACACGTGACGGATAGATGTCGCTCGCGTCGTAGCTGTCCTCGTTATGAGAGGAAAGAGGCCTGTCCGCACGGGTGACGTACATCCCGTCCGGATCGGTCTTGTACCGTCGGCCTTGGTACTCCAGCTCCTGGGACTTGGGAAGCAACAATGTCTGGCTGCCATAGGCCGAGTAATCGATATTCCGCTCGCCGCCTTGCACGTACAATATCTCCACGGGGAGGTTGTCGCCTTGGTTCGCGCGACCGACACCCGGAAGGAAACCGTTTCCCTTGCCATAGCTGAGAGCGATCGGCGCGTCCTTGAAGTACTCCACCTTGCGTAAGTGAACTGTCTTTCCGACAATCTCCAGCTCGGTATCGAACTCTTGCGCAAAGCGCCCCAAGACCGCCCAGCATTTCTCATGGTTGAACGACAACAGTTTCTCCGGGGCCTCGATCACCGTGCCGACCGTCCAGCCGGAATCATAAAGATTCAAGTTGTCCACCAACAGCTCCATGAACATCCTCGGCGTGGCCGTCATGACGAACTTGAGCCTGTACGGTTTATCGGACAACAGCTTGTACTTATATTTTTTCAGGATCTCCTCGTTGCCGCCGAAGGTGACGGTATAGTCGAATACCCTCGTGCCCTCCTTCTTGAAATCCGAAGGGTACCACAGCGTGTACCTTTCCCCCTGGTACTCGATATACGCCCCGGTGGGCAGCTCCACGTGATCCACTAGGGAGTAACGCAGCTCCACCTTCTTCGCTTGCGCTATCGCCCGGTAACGATAGCTGTCATCGTCCACCGGGATGTCAAGCAATACCTCGCCCGTCTTATCATAGATACGCATCTCGAACGGTATTTAAAGGGTGTTCGAGACGCTTTCGGACATACCCAGCAAGGCACGTACCCTCGCCTTGCAGTCGTTACGGTAACGTTCCAGACAGGCGAACTCGGCCTCAAACTCGGCCTCTCTCTCATTATCCGAGCTCAATTTATTCAGCGTTATCGCCTCTACCCGATCGGCGGAATACTCTCTCCGGACCAATCCGGACACGAGACTGTCATAACTCGCAGAAGTCGCCTCGACCAGCGTACCGCCATCCTCGCACGTGCCGGTATAGGCGTAAGCCGTGCAAGGCTCCGGTTCCGGTTCGCCCCCGTGGCCCTCCGGAACGTAGTTCTCCAAGACCTCCTCGTTCAGGTATAGCAGGTAATGGTTGTCATCGTATTTTACGAATGTCTTTCTCTCCGTGTAAATCGCTCTTGTCTCCATATATTTAAATGTTTTTAGCCGACCCGGAAGGATCGGCCAAGAGCGATCCCCACGGGTCAAGTGAACCTGAAAAATTTCTTACCGAACTTGTTGGTGAGCACCTTTATCACGGTATCCACCGGCAAGTCCTCGTGAGAGAAGTCCGTGAGCGCCTGATCAATCAAGACGGCGGAACCGGTGAAAGCGTAACGCTCCTCGCCTTTCCATCGGAAACGTATGGCGAGGCACTTCTTTGGCGTGCCGTCCTCGTTTCTCTCGATCTTGCTATCCTCAATCTTATAATCGATCAACTCAATCAGCCTGTCCTCCTCGGGGCCTCTCCGGTCCTCCGGTATCCGGGTATCATAAAGTATATCCTCGAATCTCATTTTCCGGTCGGCGGGCAAATCCTCCCACGGACTTTTTTTATTCCTTATCACCTGTCCCAGTCTTTTCCTTGGTGTTTCCATTCCTAATTTATTTAATAGATTACTCGTATCAGCGTGTTGGATGAAGCCTATACGGGAAGAGGCCCTCTTCCTTATCTCCTCGTCCGGCAAACCCTTCTTTCTCAATCTCGCTATCTGGCGGCAGAGAGCCACCTTGTTACGTTTCCGGACACGGACGTGATCCGGGAAATGCACGTATCCCCCCGTATCGACACCGTCCGTCACGTGCCCGATCTTCCATCTCGGGTTAAGACCGATCCTAAGCTCGTTAGCGTAATAAAGACCGATCCACTCGATGACAAGGTGCAAGAATACGGTGTCCTCATGCAGTATCAGGACATCATCGGCGAGACGGTAGCAGAAATCCAGACGGTTCAGATATCCCTTGAACCTGTCCGAGAGATATTGGATCCCTTTGGATAACTCCTCATAATCATGTTCTGTTTTGGCCGTTGCGATACTTTCCTCGATATATCTTTTCGTGTAGTACTCAACCAAAGCCGGGCATTCCCCGACATGGAAGCACCGCTTCAAATCGTGATCGAAAAGATAAAGATAGACAAGCGAGAAGAACTGCGCCAGCTTCGTGCCGGGAAACATACCGGTATCCCCCTCGACGCTATCGATGATCTCATCAAGCCTTCGCAATAAATGATTATCCTTGATACGTGTCCTGAGCTGACTTTTCAGTACCGGGTGATTGACGGTCGGATAGAAGTGGTGGATATCGCACAGGAGATAGTCGGTGGTACGTTCCGGATATTTTCTCAGGACCTTCCGGATCATCCTCATGTAGGCGTGGGGACCGCGTCCTTTCACCCCTCCGTAGGTATACGCGGAGAAGGATCTCGTAAAATAATCCTCCACCTCATTGAGCATCGCCCAGTGCTGGACATGATCCGGGAAAGGGAGCATCCCGATAAGACGTTTTTTCGGCTCATGGACGGTCATGAAACGATACGGGGAGGTTACGAACGTCCCGTTTTCAAAAGAGTATAGGAGATCGGAAAGGTTCTTTTCCAAGTCCGCCTCGAACTTTATTATGGCCTTTTTGCCATGCTTGTTCTTGCTGGCATGATCAAAAGCCTTGTAATAGTTTTCTTTCCGGGCTATATCCCCGGAAAAGTCACCTTTTCTCCTCAT